CTGGCGCTGTTGGCAGCTTGGGTGTATTGCTTTAACGCCAGCAAGGTGAAGGCCAGGTTGTTGTGCGCGTTGGCGTCTTTGGGAAACAGCTTGACGGTCTCGGTTTTGACTTGCAAGGCCTCTTGCAGCTTGCCCGCATCGTGCAGCACTGCGCCCAGTATCTGCCAGCCCAGCGGGTGGCTGGGGTAGTCGTCCATCAGCAAGCGGGCTGCAATCTCGGTGCTCAAGTGGCTGCCTTGGCTGTAGAGCTTGAGCAGCCCTTCTTGGCGCACTTGGGGTGGCTCTTGAATGGCATGCGCCAGCGCTTGCAGTGGCTCTGTGGGCAACCCCACGTCGATGGCCTCCTCCAGCAAATCGCGGGCGCGGGCCATGTTGTCGCTTTGCTGGTAGGCCGACAGCAACCTGACCCAGTGCCCCATGACAGCGGGCTCGGCCTGCAAGGCTTGTTCTAAAGACGCGATGGCTTGAGCGGGCCTGCCGCAGCGCAGCAACAAGCCCCCCAAACGGGCGTGCACCAACGGGTGTGAGGGCAGCAGCACCAACAAACCCCGGTACAGCTTGATGGCCGCCTCTGCCTTGCCGCGTTGCTCTAGCGCTTGGGCGTGCTGAAGGGTTTGGGCCAGCGAGGTCATGGGAGGAATCTGAACTCTGCAAACGCCAAAGGCGCGGATTGCCTTTGAGGTTAGGTGGTCAGCGGAAAGTGCAGCGCTGCCAACTCGCGCATATCGGCTTCAGTCCGAACGCTCTTGCTGGCCAAGGCAAACAGGTCGAAGTTGGGCGCAAAGCCACGGGCCATGCTGGCCACGGTCTGAAAGCCCGATGCACGCAAAGTGCCGTCAAGGACTTTTTGGGTGAACCCGCAGCGGTGAGCCATGTACAGGTTGCCTTGGGCCATGGCGGGGCGGTGGCCATAAAGAATATCGAGCGGCGCAATCGGGCCAGCAGGCGAAGAATAGGCCGCATCGGTGAGTTTGTCATCGGCGATCAATGCACAGACCGATTGAAGGTCGGGGCAGGTGACCACAAAGAAGCCATCGGGTTTTAGCACGCGCAAGAACTCAGCCAAGGCCAAAGGCACTTCGTGCGGGTACAGGTGTTCGATGTTGTGGCTGGAGTAAATGGCGTCCACCGATTCAGATGCCACCGCCGACATGTCGGTCATGGTGCCAATGACATCAGGGGAGACAGAAGGATCAATGTCCAGCCGGATTTCTGTCCAGTCAGGGGTGTTGAAGCCCTTGGTGGTGCGGTCTTTGCGTTTGGGGCCGCAGCCGACATGGAGGAGGGATTTCATATGGGGTTTTGTCTAAAGGCAAAGAGGTTGCACTTAGAAAAAACCCCACCCCCTTGTGAGGGGTGGGGTTGCCTTTTCAGTTAATAAGATTTTATTATTAATTAATAAGAAACGAAATCGCCTGTGGCGACATCAATCACACCGGTTAATTTGCCGATCAATGTAACGTCTTGAGCTGCAATTGTGTTTGCAGCACTAACCTGTTCAATCAAATACAAGTAACCATCAGTGCCATCATTGACGAAAGCTATGAAGCTATCACCAATAGCTACTGCCGTGGTGGTCAGGCCGTTAAGGGCAGTAATAGCAACACCCATAGTGCCGTCAGCCAGAGCTGTGGTGATTTCAACAAAGCGATCAGTGTTCGCGACTACACCAGCTGCAGCGATGGTCTTCAAGGTGTCAACCTCGGTACCCAATACGTTTGTAACCAGATCGGCAGCAAAATACAGCTTGTCAGTACCAGAAGCGAAGGCCGTTACGGTATCGCCTACTGCCCTGATCGTATAGTCGTTGTCTGTACCTGCTGCTGAGCCAGTTTCGGTAGCGATGAGCGCGGCCGTTGTACCTGTCCACAAAACTCTGTCAGCGGATGATGTTGTTTCAGTCAACACAATAATGTCAGCGTCGTCACCGCCTGTGATTGTGTCAGCACCTAGACCACCTACGATGTAATCCACACCCGCCAGAGTCGACAATGTTTCACCAGAAGTGCTGCCTTGGAAGTAATCGTTACCAGAAGTACCAGTCACGATCTCGAAACTGCTGAGAGTGTCAGTCACTGTTGAGAACAGTGCATCTTGCGTAGCATAGATTGCGGAGGATGAGCTTGCAGGAACGCTTGCTAACGATGCTGATATTCCAATCGTACCGCTCATTGCAGTATTGATTGTGGCAGCAGTCACAGCAGTGGCACCCAAGTTAACGGCGATACCTGTTGCTGTGCCAGTGTTCAACCCTTCAACCGCAGCAACCAAACCACCATCACCAACAGCATAGGTATCGGTACCCAAGCCGCCACTCAGAACGTCCGCACCGGCACCACCAGTGATCGTGTCAGCTGACACGCCACCTGTAATCGTGTCGGCCAAAGTGCTGCCCGTCAATACGTTAGAAGCAGTAGCAGAACCGGTAATCGCCGATTTAATGATGGAGTTCACAGCAGACAAAGTCACACCACCAGTGTTGGTCGAACCATCAATAGTCAATGTTGTGCCAGCGCTTGTGCTGTTAGCATTCAAAGTTGTAATGGTGACAGCGCCAGAGCCAGTAACGTTCAGCGTGGTCAAGTCTGTTGCCGTTAAAGTGCCTACAGTGATTGCACCTGTGCTTGAAGATGCCAAATTAATGGTCTCTTCATTGTCAGCAGTCAATGCGGTCAAGGTTGTCCCTGTCAAACCGGTCACAGTTAAGCTGTTTGTCGTGCTATCAACCAAACGAGTGATCGTTGCAGTTGAACCCGTAGCTGTATTGGAATAGGTGGTGATACCAGAACCAACGTTTGAGAAGATTGATGTCACACCGGCGTTTTGCAATTTAGTGAATGTACTGTTGTCCAAGAAAACAGCCATGTCATGAGTGACACCACCTGTATCACGCAATGTTTCAAATCCAGATACACCGGAAGCTGTAGCTGCTGTTCCTGCAACAGCCAAGGAAAGTATGTCAGTACCTTCGCCACCCGCAATAGTGTTGCCTGCTGTCAGTGTTGCAGCAATGGTGTCATTGCCTGAACCACCGTCTACGCTGTCCGAAGCACCGCCACCTGTAGTGATGGTGTCATTGCCGTCACCGCCCAACAAAGTATCGTTGCCTGCACCGCCAGTGATGACGTCGTTGCCTGCACCGCCGCTGATGGAGGATGCCGAGTCACCAATCAGCGTATCAGAGTTGCCTGAGCCTGTGATGCTGGTTACGCCTACAGCAGCAGCACCCATAGTCAGAACAGCTGAACCTGTCAGGCCAGATGCGTCGATGACGTTTGCGGTAATTGCACCCGTGGTCACAACACTGTTAGAGCCCGAAATATTCAATGTGGTTGTACCACCAGAGTCAGCTGCCAATGTGATGGTTGCCACGTCTTGCTGAGTAGCAGCGCCACCCGTGCCAGATGTAGTGATGTTGACTGTTTCAAAGCCATTCACTGCGACGGCCATGCCATTCAAGGCGTCAACTGCGGAGCCATTGTTGGCAATGGTCAGTGAGTCGGTTGTTGCGACGCCAGTGTCGTTCACGGTCAAACCAGTGGTTGACAAACCAGCAGTCAGCTTTACGGTTTTTGTACCTGCTTCAAATGTGATCACGCTGGCGCCAGCGTTGGCAACAGCCAATTCGACAGTCGAAATGCCTGCTTGAACGCTTGCTGTGGTCAGGGTGTTGCCTGCCAGTGCGTCAGAAACGGTGATCTCTTCGAAGTTTGTGATCAACGGTGTTGTCAGAGCTGTCAAGGCTGTCAAGTCAGCAACGACGCCAACCAAATCATCCGTACCGTCACCGCCATTGACTGTGTCAGTGGCCGTCAATGCACCAGTGGCAAAGGTCACACGGTCGTTACCCGCACCTGCGGAGATCGAGTCCACAGCGACAACTGCACGAGTAATAGCGTCGTTACCAGCACCACCAGTGATGGTAGAAGCTGTTGCGCCAGCGGCAGTCAGTGTGATAGCACCAGTCGCTGTAGAAGCGTCGATGGTGGTTGCTGTTGCGTTAGCAAGCGTTGTGAATGTCAAAGCTTTGTCGCCAGTGATATTCAAGGTGGTCACGCTATCGGCAATCAGGTCAGCCAATGTGTTGGCCGAGCCTGTTGAATTCAAGGTAATGGTCTCAACGCCGGCAACAGTCAGAGTTGCTGCACCAGTTACGTTTGACAGACCAACAGTTGCGGAGTCACTGGTGCCCGTAACGCTGGAATAAGTCAAAACCTGAGCTGCGATGGCTGTGTCCTTGATGGTCACTGCCTGCGTAGTTGCGATTCCAGAGATAGTCAAACCAACGGTGGAGCCTTGGTTGGTCAAGCTGGTGATACCGCTGGCATTGCCCAAGTTGACTGTAGATGCAGTTGTTGTGTTTGTTAGTGTGACCGATTCAATGTTAGCAACTTTGGCAGGAGTAACAGAACCAATCACTACCGCGAACATCTCATCGGTACCATCACCACCATCCAGTTGGTCGCCCGAGTTCAGTGTTTGCAGACCAGCAGTGCTCAAGCCAGCATCAAAGCTATCGTCGCCTGTTCCACCGGTAAAATTGTTTGTACCTGTAGTGAGCGGACCAATCTCTGATCCTCTAAGCTGTTGATTTAATTGAGGATTTTTACAGTTTCGCGGAACTTATTGATACATCCTGTATCTTTCCTGATATTTTGTGAATCCTTTTACGGGTGGCGGTTTGTGCGCCATCTCTAAGTGCTTGATCCCGATGCCTTTTTCAGCCGGGAGCTTGGCTGAGTTACCTGCGGCAATCCTGAGTTGGCCTCATTCGCCCTTGTTGATAAGGCCGTTTATCTGCTCCATGACCTTCTTAGTCTCCTCGACCTCCTTGCGGTTCATCTCATCAAACTGGGGCTGCAAGGCCAAATTCTTGACCACCATGGTGAAGCCTCTTTCTGGTTGATGGTCAGAAAACTCCACCCCAGACTTGCGCAGTGCATCTTTGATCTTTTCGGCTGTATCCAGTTTGGGCTGCATGGTGAAAGATTCGATTCGAGCCACTGTAGGCCTTGCGATGCCTGCCCTTTTGGCCAATTCCGTTTGGCTCCAGCCGAGCACGGTTCTTCCGGCCTTGATCTGAACAGCAAAGCGAAAAACATTTTCTTGCATCACTCAAGACTTTCATGATACAATTTGTAGCGTGACAGTATCAAAGGATATCCTTCATGGCTCAAATTTTACTCACCCAAGCGCTTGTCAAAACTGCCGTGTGCCCAAATGACCAAACTAAGCAGGAAATTACTGATAAAGGATGCAAAGGACTGATCCTTGAAGTTAGACAAAGCGGAGGCAAAACATATTATCTAAGATACACCAACCATCGTGGGAAGCAACGACAGTATCGTATCGGGAACGCCACAGTTTTGACCTTGTCACAAGCCAGAAGCAAGTCAAAACTAGCGCTAAATCAGGCTGCCTTGGGCCAAGACCCCTGCGAAGAGAAAGAGCAGACCAAGAGCGTCCCCACCTTCGCGGATTTCATTGCTGACCAGTACATGCCCTATGTCAAGTCGTACAAGCGGTCGTGGGACACCGATGTGAGCCTGCTCAAGAACCACCTGTTACCTCGGTTCGGCAAGCGCTACATGGATGAGATCACCCGCCACGACATCGTCAAGATGCACGCCGACCGCAAAGCTTCGGGGGCGGCTGCTGGATCAGCCAATCGGCTTCTCATTTTGATGAGGTACATATTCAACCTGACCCTCAAGTGGGAGGTGCCGGGCATCAAGTCCAACCCCTGCAAGGGTATCCCGCTGATGGAAGAGAACAACAAGATGGAGCGGTACTTGTCAGTTGATGAGGCCGAGCGCTTGTATGGGGCGGTGTGCAAGAGCGAGAACACCATGCTCAAGTACATCGTGCCGATGCTCATCCTCACAGGAGCCAGAAAGCGCGAAGTGCTGGACGCCCGATGGCAAGACTTTGATCTGGACCGCAGGGCTTGGCGTATCCCCATCAGCAAATCAGGCAAGGCTCGGCATGTGCCTCTATCAGACGGTGCACTGGCGCTTCTAGCCACCATGCCCCACTTGACGGATTGCAAGTGGGCGTTTGCTAACCCTGAGACGGGCAAGCCGTATGTATCGATCTTTTGCGCTTGGAACACAGCGCGTAAGAGCGTAGGGCTGTCGGATGTTCGGATGCACGATTTACGGCACAGTTTCGCGAGTCTGCTGATCAACTCAGGTCGCACCTTGTACGAGGTGCAGCACATCCTCGGGCACACGCAGGTCAAGACCACACAGAGATACGCCCACCTCAGTCAGGACACCTTACTGGCTGCGGCCAATTCAGCAACGACTGCTTTGGGAGCAGCAATGCGGCCCATGGTGCAACCCGTCCTTTCTTTTACCGCTTGATTTTTTACCAAAGGAGCCACCATGACCAAAATACTCTTACAAGAATTCGTCGCCGAGCCAACTTGCGCCATCGGTCAAATCCCACCAGTCACGGATGCCCTTGACGCTGAATGGGTGATCTTTTTGGACGGTGATGTCACCAACACGGATGCATCAAACATCATTGATTTCAAAAAATACCAAGATGAGTACACCTACGAAGACTACTTAATGAACTTCGAGCTGATTGATCAGCTTTTTGAAACATGCCTGAGCCTTCAGGAAAAATTGATGCAGGCTCAAGAGGTTGTAAGCAAACTTCAAAAGCACTAACCCCATCTGTAGCAAAAATAGCAGTAGCACACTCCAATTAAAATATTTGCAATGATCCCAAATTGGGAACATAATAAGCCATGAGAATTGTTGCCCTTTCTACGCTTCGAGCTTTTTGGCTCAAACACCCGGATGCGGAGGTACCCCTAAGGGCTTGGTACACGCTGGCCAGCCGTGCCAACTGGAAGACCCCAACCCAGATCAAGGGAGCATACAGGGCAGCCAGTTTTGTCGGCAGCAACCGTGTTGTCTTCAACATCAAGGGCAATGACTACAGGCTGGTGGTACTGGTGCGTTACGACAAGGGGCTTATGTTTGTCCGCTTTGTAGGCACGCACGCGCAGTACGACCGAACAGACGTCACAACGGTATAGGAGTTCATCATGGAAATTCGCCCCATTCACACTAAAAAAGACCACAAGGCCGCTCTGCTTGAGATTGAGCAACTGTGGGATGCGCCTGCCAAGTCACCCCAAGCGGATCGGTTGGAGGTTCTCACTTTGCTGGTAGAACAGTTTGAGAAGCAGCACTACCCCATTCATGATGTTGACCCCATTGAGTTCATCGAGCACGTCATGGAAAGTCGTGGTTTGACTCGCAAGGATCTTGAGCATTTGATTGGGTCAAGAGGCCGGGTGGCTGATGTCCTGAACAGAGTGCGCCCCTTGACTCTGGAGATGATCCGCCGTTTGGTTACACAACTTGAGCTTCCTGCGGAAGTGTTGGTTCGGCCTTACGCCATGCGGGAAGACCTGCTTGCGGCTTGAACGCGATCACCAATAAATCACATCTACCCGGCTGCTACTGCTATTTTTGCTACAAATATGGATGGAGTCCGTAAAGCGATAAACATGCAAAGCGAGGCTAAGCGCCTCAGGGCACTGGCCCCTGAATACGATCCTGTTCGCTGTGATTTTGACTTGGGGCTGGCCAATGAGATGGAGCGAGAAGCACAGGTCCTGCTGATACCTGAACAGCCTCTTCAAGCAGGCCTTGGAGGCGAGATCATCCCGCCGATGAAGGATGGCCTTCCCGGGCTGGAATCAGTCCTCCAAATGCCTGATTTACTCGACCTTGAAGCCAGTGTTCAACGTTCAAATTTGATCGAACGCGCTGGTGTTTTGGAGTTGGGCATAGAGACGGCCAAGGACACTCGGGCGCAAGGCTCGGTCCAGAAGATGATCAGCCACCAGATGGCAGCGGCACACAAACGGGCGATGAACCTCTTGGCCGAGTCTCAGGAGACAAAGGACGTTGATGTGGCCTGCAAGAAGGCCCGTACAGCGGCCAAGATGATGGACGCCTTCAGCAGGGCGGCCTTGACCCTTCAGAGGCTTCAAACGGGAGCAAGTCAGGTGGTGCAGGTACAGCACGTACAGGTCAACGGTCCAGCCGTCATCGGCATGGGGGGCCATCAAAAATGACGCACAAGCCTATGCACCAAGCAAGGCAGGCGTTGTCCCTTCATCCAAAGTGCGGAGCCAAGTGCAGGAGCGGTGAGCCTTGCAAGAACGCAGCGATGAAGAACGGACGTTGCAGGATGCACGGAGGAAAGTCCACGGGTGCGCCGATCAAGCACGGTCAGAGGACAAAGGCGGCCCTCGCACAAAGAAGAGAAGACAGACGCCTGATCATGGCTTTGAGGAAGGTTTCTTTGCCCGGTGAGCAACGTCTGGTCGAGTAACGCGCCCATACACGTTTTTTGGTGCGTTCCACTGAGGTGAGTTGGAGATAACAAAGCCCCCCACTACAGGCGTCGAATCCATGAAGCGCCAAGCTGAACCTAAGCCCACCTCAGGAAGATATTTCGGCAGTTGCTGCTCTTCAATCTCAAGGTCAAAACCAGTTGCAGAATAAATCAGTGATTTCAATTTATCGCAGTCAAGCCTTCGTCGAGAGACCCAGCCGTCGTGCATACACAGCAAGATGTCTTCGCCGCAATGCTCGATGACGGTTTTAAGCGTCAACGCCTCAACACCTTGCAAGGCATGACATAGGAGCTTGAATGTGGGATTTTTCTTGCCCAATAGCTTGGCCTCGATACCCATGGCATTGACGTAACAGCCTCGATTGCTGTGCGTGTCGTTCACGATGTGTTTGCCCACCGTGAGAATTTCTTTTTTAAGACCGCGTACAAAGGGATGGGCCGTGAAAAGCTCGGCAGCCTCTGTACCCAGCACCTGCGGGATGGAGGCCAAGTCAGGGTTCGTGTGAAGCGGAGCGCCGTAGAGCAAAGCGATCAGACACTCCTTGATTTTTTCCAAACCAACGTCGTTGCAGTGCGCATTTAGCTGGATGCGAATCTCTTTTCTGTTGCGCATGTACTCATCAACAACTGGGGTGGTCTTACCCAGTCTCTTTGCCCACGCGCTCAGGATGCTGAAGTGGGCGTTGTTGAGGTCGTAGTCCCAGTGGCCGTGCAATGCAGCACTGAGCACTTCACGCTGGGTGTTTTGGATCGCAAAGAACACCTCGGCCAGTCGACCAGTGGATTTTTGTTCGTAGAGCAAAGGGATGGAGCCGGGACACAAGGTGTTTCTGGACAGCTTCAGAAGGCGAAGAGCGCTCATGCGTTGGCGTGGATTGCTGGCCGAACGAGAAAACTCAAGCAAAGCCTCTTGGTTGATAGGCAAGGTGGGCGATGGCTTGACCCCAACCCACACTGAGCGTTTTGCATGTGTAACGGTAGGGTCGCTGTTGGCTGCGCGGCTCAAGATGACGTTGGGTGGCATGTGGATCCGTTTTCCATCTTTGAAAACGGCAAAACTTTTGGGGTCCTCCAAAAATTCCACCAGAGCTTCACCCAAAAAGTCGTAGGGTGTGAAGCTGCTGATGAGGTTGCTGATGTTGTCGCCCTGAACGCAGTGAAAGAAATCTTTCACCACGAGATTGCGTGTGCGAAGATTGCCCCACAGATCTCTCATGTACTCCACGGAGAACGCTGCTCCAAAATCTCGTGTGTGTTGGTACCGGTTGTTGGCGAAGTCCCACAGCATCTGTGCGATGTGACGTTGATGTCGTTCAGAAAGATCAGCAAAGTCCGAGCACCGGTCGCGCAGGTGTTCGAGCAAACCGGCCGGAAGAGTAGAAGAGGAGAGGACCGCCATGCCGACATCATAGGGAGGCACAGGGGCAAAGGTGGCGGGTCATAGAGGCGCAGGGGGTCGTAGGTCGTAGGCACAGGACGCAGGACGCAGGGGGCGCAGAGGGCGCAGGGGCACCCCCCCGCCACAGGCACCGCAGAGGGTAGAGGCACAACGGAGGCAAGGGTATCAGTTGAGCATCAAACCTCTGAAACCCGCATATTCATTGGGTTTTGAAGAAAATCGGTGTGGATTTTGGCTTGCGGTGAACCAGTGTCATTTACACACCTCACCCCACCAACAACACCGCGTCCCCCACCTGCGGCAAACCGACCACCAACACCTCGGTGGCGTTCTCGTCGCTCACATGAAGGTAAGCACCTGACTCCAAAGGCATCCAGCCGATGGACTCGGCTTGGATTTGGGTCAGTTCAGCCCAGAAGTCGGCTTCAATGTCATGGGTCATTTTGTTTGATAAGCGCTCAGCACAATGACGTTGGTGGTTGGAAAGTCCGGGATGCTGTATTGCGTTGCCGTTGGCACTATGACACTCATCAGATAACGCCAAATAAGAATAGGTAAAGGGTCACCAAACCCAACAAAGCAGATATCTGGGCTGTGATCAGCAATAAGGCACCGTAGGGCTTGTTATTCATGATGAATCCGCTCCACCCACGCCAATTGCTTGGGCAGGCAAACAGTTTGTAGGTCGTAGTTTTGTTGGGCGAACTGCCTTGCATTGGCACCAAGACGTTTCCGCTCCTCGGGCTTGTCCAGCAAATCACACACCTCTTGGGCCAGTGCTTTGGGATTAAAGAAGTTCACCAAGCACCCTGTCTCGTTGTGCGTGATCGCTTCGTGCAGCGGCTGCGTGTCGCTTGCAACGATGGCGCAACCTGCGCTCATGGCTTCGAGCAAGCTCCAGCTCAGCACAAAGGGGTACGTCAGGTACACATGCACGCTGGACAGTTGCAGCAAGGGGATGAAGTATTGGTAAGGCACATGGCCCAAGAAGTGCACCCGGCTCCAATCGGCATCGCTGATCTGGCCACGCACCTCAGCGGCAAAGATGTCTTTCCACTTGGTGCCGCCGTTCTCCTTGAGCGTGGGTCTGGCACCGTAACTCACGTCGTCCCCCCCGACAATCAGCACCCGCGCATTGGGGCGGTTCTTCAAGATGTCAGGCAAGGCCCGCATGAAGACGTGATATCCCCGGTAAGGTTCCAAGTTACGGTTGACGAAGGTGATGACCTCATCGTCTTTGGTCAGGTGCAAATTACCGTTCAGGGTGAGCTTGACCGCAGGGTTTGGGGCCACCGCTTGGGTATCGATGCCGTCGTGCACCACCGTGATCTTGGAGCGGAACGGCTCCGGAAAGGTACTCGCTTGCCAGTGCGTTGGAGAAATCCCCGCATCGGCCACCTCAAAGTGCAGCAGGTTGTTCAGGTTCTTGAGCCGCAGGCGGCAAGCGTCGCCCGGGTCCGTTGGGGGGAACTCAGGGTCAAACCCTACATCAGCGCCTTGGGGGTGGTAGAAGAACTCGCAGTAGATAGCCAGCTTGGCTTGGGACCAGACTTCTTTGAGAAACAGGCTCTCACCCCAGCCGTGGTGAGCAATGATCACATCAGGCGTAAAGCCGCTGTCCTTCAATTGCAGCGCGGCTTTGAAGCACGCCTCGCCCCGGATCGCCTTGGTCTCGAAGTCGCTGACCCACGGGTGCACGTTGGGCGTGGTGCCACGGCTGGCGGAGTAGTGCACCAATTTGACCCCTTGCCACGCTTTGACCTCGGTCTTTTGCATGGTCATGGCAAAGACCGTGTGGCCCTGCTTGACCAGTGCGGGTGCCAAGAACTTGAACTGCCCCGGGAAGTTCTGGTGAATAAATAGGATGTTCATGAAACCACCCTCAGCACGCCCAGCTTCAAAAGCCACGCCAGAGACCGGAACACAAAGGGTTGGCGCTCATGCGCAATACCGACAAACAGTGCCTGTGCAGTCTGGGGGGGCGATGCGGCGTGCAGCACAGACGCGATCTCATCCTCGGTGGGCAAGATGACCTTGGCAAAGTCCACCATCGACAGTTGGCGGTAGGCCATCGCTCTTTGCATTGCTGTTGCAGCATCGGCATCTACAAGGGCCAAAAGGGTTTGTGGTGTGAGCGCTTGGGTGGGGTAGCTGGCAAAGGCATGGAAAGGGTCCATGCGGGCGGGCCAAGGGTGAGGCAAGGGCTGGAGGTCTTTGGCCTGCGACACGCGCATCTCACCAAGACTTGCCCACAGCGACTCGTATTGGGCAATGACCGTTTTCCAGTCGAAGACCGCTTGCGCTCTTGCTCTGCCAGCCTCGCCCATTTGGCTTCGCAGTTCGGGGCTTTTGAAGAGCTTTTCAAAAGCGGCAGCGGCTGCTTGCACGTCCATGGCTACCAGTGAACAGGTGTGACCGCAATACATGTCGTAGGTGTCGATCTCCAGCGCATGGCGCAGCGCCAAGTCGCCTCCCAAGCCTGCTTGCGGCATGAGTGTGGGAATACGGAATCCGTCCACCCCATTGCGCACCGTGTCTTTGTAGCCATCCCAGTCCGCAACCACCACGGGCAAGCCTGCGGCCATGGCTTCAATCGGCACGATGCCAAAGGTCTCTTGGATGTTGTCCGAGAGCGAACAAAACACATCGGCCCCGGCCCACGCGGTTTGGCGGTCTTCGGCCTTGCGACCATCCAAAGTAAGTACCCGCACACTGGGGCAAGCCAGTTTTGCTGCATCGGTATAGGCTTTGGCAATGAAATCATTGGCGTGCCAGCCGCATTCGACAAGCACCACAGATTTACCCGAAGCCTGTGCAGCCGCTTCAAGTGCTTGGTACATGGCCAGAGGGTGGGCTTTGGCATGAAACGACAAGCGGCCCATGAATAAAACGACCAGCGTATCTGGGGACACACCCAAGGCAGAACGGGCAGTGGCCTTTTGGTCAGCAGAAAAAACAAAGTCAGCGGTATGGATGCCCAGCGGGATCACCGGCAACTGTGGCAAGACCATCTTGGTGATGCCAAGTCGATCTTTGAGGTAGTCCACCTGAGCTTGGAGCAGACGGGTGACGTTGTCCTTGACAGCCGTAGAGGTGCAGATGACCGCATCCCACGGCTGAACGGGTGCGGTGATCAAAGCCGTCAAAGCATCCATGGCTCCGGCAGAAGACGTAGTGTGGGTAATGCCGCACAGGCTCCAAGCACCATGGCCAAAGGCAGCGCGGTTAAACGCGTGCTCACCAATACCGGGGCCGGGGTGATAGACCACGCCAGCTTGGGCAAGTGATGCCAGACTGTTTTTGTCGACAGCCTTGACTGGCTCTTCGCGCCCCGCAGACCGAACTGCTTTGGCAAAGTGCTGCGCATGTTCCGGGCGCGTCACCTGCGCCCAAAACTCAGAAGTGGTGCTGTGCCCGAGAAACCCACGCAAAAAAGACTCACCCGCAGCGTTTCTGCCCATCAGCTTGGGGCCGCTGGTGGTGTAGGCCTCAGGGTGGAAGTAAATAGCGGTCACGACTTTGCTCCCAGCCAGTGGGGAAGTTGCACCGTATCGAGCCAGCCTACTACCCTTGCCTTTTGCGCCAGCATCTCAATGACCATGTGCGATTGCATTCTGGTGAGGCTCAAGGTTGTCATTACCCCTGCGCCTCGCATGACCATTTGGGTGCCCACCTTGTCTACCGTAATGCTCACTTCTTCTAACAGCTTGGCCTCTGGTGTGACTAGTGTCCCTTGTTGTGTGGTGTGCGGGCCATCAAACTCCAGCGATAGTGCATGCTCCAAAGCGATGTCTCTTTGCCCAAGTGGGACATTCACCGCTGGCAAATCAATGGTTTGGAGCTTTTGAAGCCACGCATCCAGCAGTTTGAGCAGCAGACTGCGGGTGATTAACCAATCCGCCTGTGAGCGCACAGAAAAGCGCATCCTGTCATCCGATGCGAGATACGTTAAATCTAGATTCATCAACTCACCCAAAGCCTCAAGCTTGAGACACGAGAGGTGAGCTTTTTGGCTTCATCACAAGCCAAGGCGTAGGGCCTGATCGCCACTCCCATGTGGCCAGCAACTGGTCAAGGTGGGCCAAGTTGATGAACCAATTCGGGGGCTTGATCAGTTGCCGTTGACCATCGTCTTGCACCAGAGTGATGTTGTGGGTGGCTTTGAAACGGTCGATCAGCAATTGCGTGATGCCTTGAATCAAGCACTCGTGGCTTTCGACAATGATGTCCATGCCCTTCAGAGATGGAGCAAGTGCAGGATCGAGCAACTCACGCTCTGCGCCTTCGATGTCGCACATCAACAGCACCTTCTGACCCGCGTAGGCTGCAAAGTCATCCGGGGTAAACAAGCCGCCTACGGCAACACGGTCAGCAACTTGGTTTTTGTGAGCCAGCTCAGCACAGACTTCTTGTGCCTTGGGGTTGAGGTCATGCGCCAGTACACGGGTGTTAGGCATGCGAAGCGCCATGCCCACGGCGTAATAACCCTCTGCGCAGCCAATGTTCAAAATGGTGGGGTATTGCTTTTGAATGGCTGCTTCAACATAGGGTTGCAAAGGCTGTTCGTAACAACCCAGCAGCTTGGCAATGTGACAACCCTCGGCAGATTGGGGCAAGAAGTCCAGACCTTGCAAAGGCCCTTGCATGACGTTGGTGCCTTGCTGCTGGAGCAGAGTGTTTTGGATCAGCACAGAGCGCCACTTGGAAAGCAGGCGCAGTGCGTTGTTCAGTTGAACCTGCTCGGCACCATGGTCGGAAGTGGTTTGGCTCAGCAGGCTTTGAAGCTGCTTTTGAACCTGAGCGTTGATGCTTTGTGCGGTCATGGTGGTGCCCCTGCGCTTGGCAAGTTACAAAGGCGTCATGTGCGTAACAGCCAGCGCTTTCATTTGCTCTTCAGTCAAAGCCTCTTTACTGGCCACAGCCCATAGGTCAAAGTAGGGGTGGGCACGGGCCATGGTGGCCACCGCTTTGAAACCAGCCGCTTGAAGGGTTGCCGTCAACACCTTCTGGGTAAAACCGCAGCGGTGCGCCATGTACAAATTGCCTTGGGCCATGGATGAGCGCAGGCCATACAAGATATCGATGGGTGCGATTGGGCCAGCAGGGCTGGTGTAGGCCGCCTCGGTGAGTTTGTCTTCGGCAATCAGCTTGCAAACGCTTTGCAGATCGGGGCATGTGATGACGGCTATGCCATCAGATTTTAAAACCCGCAAAAACTCAGCAAGTGCCATAGGCACTTCATGCGGATACAAATGCTCGATGTTGTGAGAAGAGAAAACCGCGTCTAACGATTCAGAAAAAACGGAAGACATATCGGTCATGGTGCCGACCAAGTCAGGTTTGACGGATTCGTCGATGTCAAAACGAAGCTCAGTCCAGTCAGCAGACGAGAGGGCCTTGGTGGTGCGGTCTTTGCGCTTGTGGCCGCAGCCGACATGAAGAAAGGATTTCATATGGGGTTTTGTCTAAAGGCAAGAAGGTTGCACTTAGAAAAAACCCCACCCCCTTGTGAGGGGTGGGGCTGGAGGCTTTAGTAGTTGGAGCTTCTTCGTGCAACCACGATATCAGTCACCAACTTAAAACAGCTTAGATGAAGTCAGCTGTTGTCAGAGTAGTCACACCCAACAACACCACAGCAGCCGTGTTAAGAGCGTTGGTCAAACCAGCGTTGGCCAGGTTGGTGAACACCAAAGAGTCAGCACCAGCAGCTGCTTGTGTAAACACACCAGTACTTTCGACATAAGTACCGCGAATACTGTAGTTGTTACCTACTGTCAAAGCCTGCACGTCTGCTGCAACGGAGATCAAACCGTAGTTAGCCGCAGTGGCCACATCCAATTTGTCTGTGCCGCTGGTGAAGCCAGAGATCACGTCCACACCGTTACCGAAGGTGATAGTTTCGCCAGCAACAACCGCTGCTTCTGTGATCGTTTCTGCAGTACGAGCAACTGATGCACCTGCAGCAATGACAAACGTATCTGCACCAGATCCACCAACCATAAAGTCAGCACCTGTACCACCGGTGATTGTTTGTGCGCCAGTAGCGTTACCTGCAATGTAGTCACCACCAGTTGTACCAGTCACCCGTGTGAAGTTGCTGATGGTGTCGACAAAACTGGATGCACCTGCCGCGTTTGTTGCAAACAAGTAACCAGCTTTGCCGGCACCAATTTCGCCTAAAGCACCGCTGATGAAGCTAACTGCTGTACCGCCTGAGACAAAGCGGCCTGAAGCCTCGCCTGAGGTAATGGCGGTTGCGCTCAAGTTAATGATTGCGCCAGACGATGCAGTGTTACCTGCGTCTGTGACAGCAACCATGCCAGAGGCGTCAAGCACGTTGGTACCCGAACCACCGTCCAATGTATCAGCACCCAAGCCACCGGCAAGCGTATCGCTGCCAGATCCGCCAGAGATAGAGTCGGCTTTTGTGCCACCGGTAATCACGTCTGCACCTGAGCCACCAGTGATGGTGGATGCCACTGTGCTCACAGATGTCACTGTCAAAGCACCAGCGTAGCTGGCAGAGCTGATTGAAGTGATGGCCGTGTTGCCTGTCAAGGTCAATGTAGTTGACAAGCCATTACCGTCCAAAGTAATGGTCTTGGCTTGCAAGTCAGCCAAAGTGATGGTGGCAGCAGCGTCAGCAGTTGCGCCAGTGGCTGTTGTATCAGCATCGTTGTGCGTGATCTTGACGTTCTCAATGCCTGTGGTGGTTGCGCCGTAAGCAGCAGCACCAACACCCGTTGCGCCTGTATAGATCAGGTTGATGGTGTCGTTGGTACCAGTCGCTGTTGCCAAAGCAAAAGTTGTAGTGCCAGTTTGTGCGATCAGTGTTTCGACTGTTGCGTTGTCAGCAAAGCCAGTGATGCTGTCACCACCACCGTTGTCAGCAGCAATTTGCACGTAGTTGATCGAGCCAAGGCGCGACATGTCAGGGTTGGTGGTCAATGCATCGGCAAAGTTCACACGCTCAACGTTCTTGAGGTTGTTGATAAACGTTGTGTTTGCTGCAAAGGTCAAGCCTGCCAATGTTGCAGCGTCAGCAGTACCAATCACCAATGTGTCAGTGCCGTCGCCACCATCGATCTTCTGACCAGAGGCCAACATGCCTGTGAGGGTCAATGTGTCGTTACCTGCGCCACCGTCGATAACAGTAGTTGTACCTGCTGCACCTTGGGTAATGGAGTCGTTGCCGTCGCCACCAGACAATGTATCGTTACCGCCACCGCCAGTAACAGTGTCGTTACCTGCACCGGCAGTCACGTTATCGGCGGCTGCACCACCAGTGATGTTGTCGTTACCAGCACCGCCGTCGATGGTCGTAGCAGTTGCAGAACCAACGATCGTGTCAGCGTTGGCTGTACCGATGATGTTGGTCACACCGACTGTGGCGCCAACGTTGGTAAATGTACGTGTACCAGTCAAGCCAGAAGCATCAACAGTACCCGATGTGGCACCAGTAATGGTGATCACGCCAGTTGTCACTGTGTTGTCGCCGACGAAACGGATTGTTTGAGCGCCGCCTGTATCAGGCGTAGCACCAATGGTTGTCAACGTCTGGCTAGTCTTGGTGAGGGTGCCAGCAGTTGAGGTATTGATCGTTACAGTCTCGAAGCCGCCGATTGTCAATGCGTTGGCAAGAACGTTAACCGCACCAACAGCAGGCGCAATGTTCAAGGTCAAAGTGTCAGTCGTAGCTGAACCTGTATCGTTCACTGTCAATGCGTGTGCTTGAGCGGCTGTTTGAGTCAGCGTACGGTCACCCGCTTGGAAAACGACTGTACCAGCGCCACCAGGAGCAACTTGCAATTCAACAGCAGAAATGCCTGACTGGACGTTTGCAGTGGTCAATGTGTTGGCACCCAGAGCATCGGACAAAGCAAGGGTTTCAAAGTTCTTGAGGATTGGGGCGCTTGGTGTGGCAATGGTCAAACCGCGCAGTTCAGCAGAAGTACCAACCAGCTTGTCAGTACCTGCACCGCCATCCACGGAATCTGTGTTTGCCAGGTTGGCAGTGAAAGTGATGGTGTCGTTGCCATCACCCAAAGAGATGTTGTCATTGACTGCTGTACCACCGGTCATGGTCACGTTGTCATTACCAGCGCCACCAACCAAAGTCGCAGCTGTTGCGTTGTTGGGGACGATGTAAGTAACAGCAGCTGTTGAAGCAGAAGAGTCAACAGACAAAGTTGTTGCTGGCAGTGTGGCCAAGTTCAATGTTTGGCTGCCGGATGTGTTGATCTTTGTTGTGTTCGCAGCAGTGATTGCTGTAACGGCGTTTGCAGAGCCAGCGGAAACAATGTTCAGTGTTTCAACGCCTGCAACAACGTTTGTACCGGCGGTTTGACCGTTCAGAGTCAAAGTTGCGGTATCTGCAATGCCTGCAACAGCAGCTGTCGTGAATGTGAATGTTGCACCAACTGCACTGTTGGATACGTTGAGGCCAACGGCTGTCGAAGCAATACCAGTAAACGTTGGAGCTGTTGTGCTTCCGTTGCTGGAAACATTGGTCACGCCAGTAGAGCCTGTCAAGGCAACGGTGACGCCAGTAGTGTCGGTCAAATTGATGTTTTCAATGTTGCTGACGTTTGACAAAGTCACAGTAGAACCAGCGACCGAGCCGGTAATGTTCAATGTATCTGTACCTGCACCACCATTCAAAGTGTCGCCAGTAGTCAATGTTGCGTTAGCAGCTGTCGCTGTTGTGTTGGGGGCATTGAATGTATCGTTGCCAGCGCCGCCTGCAAAATTGTTTAGATCTGTAGTGAGCGTAATAGCCAGCTACTCTTAAATCTCTTTACATATCAAAGGCTTACACGAATTTTCAGGCCCTCGCAGCGCCTGTTTCCGACCACTTCCCTACCACAAAAGGCATATTTTCAGTCTGATCGGATATTTTCTTTGTCTTTTCAAAGACTTAGCCGCGTCACCTATCTATATAGACGCAATTTACAGCCAATCCGACGTACCAACTACCTACCAACCGAAGCCATCTAGTGCAAAGGCCACCCAATGTGTCTCATCAGGTGGCCTTTGTGCCTTTTGGGTGGCTTGGGATGCTGTGCTCATTGTGGCGCGTCAGGCGGATTTTGTGCCTTGAGAATGACGCCAATCGCCCCGTCATCGCGGGTGACGAATTCGATGCCGGCCAGGGTTAGGGCCTTGGCCACCTTGTTGAGCGTGGAGCCTCGGCTGTCAGCCAACGCTCCTTCCATGCGCAGCAGCGCCGACATCGAAATGCCCGAGGCCTTGAGTAGGTCCTCCCGGCTCCAGCCCAGCATCGCGCGTGCGGCGCGGATCTGTCTTCCGTCGATCATGGTCGACTCCTCTTCTTTTTGATCGGTCTTGGTAGGTGAATATTTCTGCTTGATTGGACGCTTTTTGTGTCCTTTGCGGCGCATTGTATCGTAGTATGACCCTCAATAGATAGAGGAGCACGACGATGCCAGCACAAGCGTTGACGACCGAATTCCTGGCGACCCTGCCAGGTCGCGAGCCTGCCTCCGGGGCCGTGAGTTACTTCGATACGGAGATCAAGGGCTTCTTGCTGGAGCATCGCGCCAGCGGCGGGGCGACGTTTTATTTCCGCTACCGCGATGCGGCCGGCAAGGTGCGACTGAACCGGATTGGCCGGGCTGATGAGATTTCGGTGTCGGACGCCCGGGCCAAGGCGCACAAGATGAAGCAAATGGTCACCGAGGGTGGCGACCCAAAGGTGGAGAACCATCGCTTCAAGGATGTGCCGACCTTCGGGAATTTCGTGGCCGAGCGCTATCTGCCCTACGCCAAGACGAGGAAGCGCAGCTGGGAGACGGATGAGACGATGCTGCGCAATCACCTGCTGCCGGTATTTGCCGATTTCCGGATGAACCGGATCACCCGCTCGGATGTGGTGGCCTTCCACCACGCGGTGTTCGAGAAGGGTTACGCGGCCGGGACTTGCAACCGAATGATCGTGCTGATGAAGTTCATCTACAACTGCGCGATCCGCTGGGACATCCTGCCGTCCAAGGGCAACCCCTGCGATGGTGTGGAGCCCTTTGAGGACCACGGCGCGCGGGAGCGTTACCTGACCACCGAGGAGGTACAGCGGCTGTTTGACGAGTTGGACACCAACCGCAATGTGCAGGTGGGTCAGGTGATCCGGCTGCTGCTCTACACCGGGGCGAGGAAGCGCGAGGTCCTGGACGCCCGGTGGGACGAGATCGATTTCAACCGGCGGATGCTGACGGTGCCGGCGGCGCGGTCGAAGTCGAAGAAGCCGCGCCACATTCCGCTCTCCGATGCCGCGGTGGAATTGCTGCTGTCGCTGCCTCGGCAAGAGGACATCCCCTGGGTGTTTTTCAACCCGAAGACCAAGAAGCCGCCGGTGTCGATCTTTTATGCCTGGGACTCGATCCGCAAAAAGGTGGGGCTGGAGGAAGTGCGGTTGCACGACTTGCGCCACAGCTACGCGAGTTTCCTGGTCAATGCCGGGCGGTCGTTGTACGAGGTGCAGAAGCTCCTGGGCCACCACGATCCCAAGGTGACGATGCGCTATGCGCACCTGTCGCCGCAGGCGATGCTCGAGGCGGTCAATGTGGTGGGGAATGTCGTGGGGCGGCGGCCGGTGGTGGCTGCCAACAATGGAGCACCGCAGGTCGCGGCTACGGCGTGACCTGCCGAGCTCCCGCGTCAGCGCGGAAGTAGCCGTCCCAAAACCGCAGCGCCTCTTCGAACAGTTCGCTCAAGGGGCGCTGCTCTCCTCCTTCCAGGGTCACGATGTACTCAGCCGGGTGTTCAGAAACCGGACCACCCGGCCCGAAGTAGAACGTGGCCCCCAGCATCTCAACGTCTGTCGCCGCCACTTTGCCTTGCGGCTTGGTCATTCGAGCGTGCTTGTACAGCGTGGTGATGTCGTGCATCACCCCCAAGGCCGGGCACTGCTGGCGCAAGGTGGCCTGAAGCGCTTTTTTTTCTTGGTGTGGCGAGTTCAGGCGCAGGTCCTCGAAAACCCAGTCGATCAAGTGCCACAGCGACGCAGCCAAGTTGAACGCTTCCCTAGCAGTAGGGTGCTGACGGTAGTGCAGCGCGTTCGGGCGCACTACTTCTTGCCAAAAGTGCCCTGCGCTGGTGATGCCCAGGACTTCAGTTACCCCAGAAGCCATTAGGCAGGCATCTCGCCGACAGCCAAAAAAGGCTCTGGAGGGTCTTGGCGCAGGCTGATGTATTCGGCACGCCACTGATCCACTTTACGAAGATCCGATAGTGGGAAGCGAAGGTCGGCTACTGCTTCGCAAGATTCCAGAGTGATCTCAGTTGCTGCGTCTGGAGGACCATAAGCCGACTGGAAAATCTCCCTAATCTCAGAGACCACCTCTTCAGCAGCCAACCTGGCAGGCTGCCCCCCTGCACTGGCGTCATAGACAACAGTAATCCTCAGGTCGTAAGGCGTTCCATCCGTGAGCTCAGCTGCACGGTTTTCACCCAAGTCAAAAAACACCCCGACCAAATGGGCGCTCACTTTTTCAAGGGTCTTCCCGAGTCGATCCTCTACCGTCTCTTTCTTGCTGACATTTTTGCGAAGATGCGTCTCAAACGCGTTCGGAAAAGCTGGACGACCGTAGCGTGCTGCCAGCCATTGCTTGAGTGCGCGCTTCTCCTCGTCAGACAAAACCCAGCTACTGTCTGGCTTGGCAGCGGCGATCCGTGATTTGCAAATGGATTGCCTAGCTGTTATCTGCAGGTCAAGAAACTGCTGGGTACCAGACGGCGTATCGAAAGCCAAGTGGAGGCGCCGAACATTACGAGCACGCGCGAACTGCTTGTTCAGTTTGTCGACCACATCTCCGACCATAACCTCGACCTCGGGCTCTCTGTCATTCGTCAGATCACAGTCGTGCGTAATGACTAGAGCCCGTTTGAGGCTCGAGGAAGTCTCATCGAATAAGCCGGCCGCGATGGCGTCCGCCTGGGCAATTACGCTGCCCTGCCTCCAAGGCGTATCACGTCCGAGCATAGTTCTCCCTTACGCATCTTCGCGCGACGCGGGAATTGACTGAGAGGTCTGCCAATCTGAAGTTGGCTTTGCCTTGGATTTGGCCAGTCCAGACCGCTCGTAGGCACTCTCCATAGCACGTGATTCGGCAATCAGGACATCCACGGCCTCACGCCAATCAGCCCCGGCCTTTACGATGTCCATGAGAGAGCGGTCACCGAAGGTTTTCATTTTGAGAAGGCTGCCGGCACGTGCCACACCGGCTTCTTTGAAAGCATCAGCGATCTGACTGAGCGCCTGCACACGAGCCGACTTTTCAGCCTCTGGCTTCGAGTCGTTTGACAACCACTTGTAAATAGCTTGTCGCGAAACATCAAAAATGGATGCCAGGTCTGAAACAGCAGGGTTCAATACAGTGCGAATATTTTCCAAATGCTGCAGTGGCGAGCGCACATCAACACGGCGTGCACCATTGCTCTCAGGATTACTAATTTCAAAATGAAAAGGCACCCGATGCTCAAGAAGATGTCGCCAAGCATTAGATCGCTCTACGCCATAAGCACTACCCGTACCCACGAGCACCACAAAGAACGCTGTTTTTGCGGCATTGCTCAGGGGCTGTAAGGGGATAACACCCACAGGGGTTGCATACATAACCTAACCCTCCTCTATCAACGCCAGACTTCTTCGGCATGAGGCGTAATTGTCGCCTCGAAAGATTGCTTAATTCCCGTGTGCAGCGACGCCAACTGCGCCTTGATTTGTTCAAAATCAATAGGGATAGTGCCTTCAACAAAATGATCGGTGTCGATCACCGCGTGGGAGATCGTGTCGCTCCTCTGGAAGCGAGGCATTGGCTGCAGCCCGTGAGGAATCAGGTCTGGTGGATAGCCAAGAGGAGATGTCGCACGATACACACGCGCTACCAAAGTCCCTGATTTGACCAGCGGCCCTGTTTCTGTCTCAAAAACAGACTCGCTCATCGCGTAACGCGGCTTCGCACCGAAGGAGACGCCCTGCAAACCATCTGCGAAATACTGCGAAACCTGCTCACCTTCGACAGGAATCACTGCATCAAGATAACGCAGACCCAGTCGAGAAATGTGCTCCAAAGAAACCACCTTGTGAACAGCATGCAATCCCTGCACTAGCTCTGGCAAGAACTCATTCCGGGTTTCATAGTGGGTTGTGTGATAGGCAAGAGAGGATGGCCCCAAAATAAAACCAGCAGTCCGATCGGCCTTTGAAATCAGCCAATTGGTAACCTGCATTACTTCAGGTTTAGTCGGCGCTTGTCCAGCAGCCCCCACGAACTGCAATTGCGTGATCTCTTGCGGCTCAAAAAGGGTATACCCTTCCCGACGCAGGATGTCTTGAATATCGTCGACGTACTTCGCCATGGCAGCCACAGGATTAAACTGCGCTTGAGCCAGTGCGTAATAAACAGGCGCCTTGGTCATTTTCACGCGTTCTCTCCTTTGGTTGGTTGCCTAGCAAGCTGCCGCCCTGGTTGTCACAGGGGTTGTCAGTTTACACCATGGTTGACACGAATTCAATGAGAACCGTTCAACACCACGAAGTCTCGGACATCACAAACGCAAAAATCCCCCGACCCCACTACCCATGAAGGCAATGAGATCGGGGGATCGTCGTTTCAGGTTGTCGTGCCGGGCAGCACCAGTCACCGAGCCGGCCCACGCCACTTGTCGAAGCTGCGCGCCCCGGTGTAGCCCAGGTAGCCCGCACCGAATAGCCACCACAGGCTCTCGGGCACCGCACCCAGCAGCTTGTTCAAGTTCTCGGCCGCCTGGAAGACGTGCGTCGGCCACCAGATGCCGATGATGGCGCCCATCACACACAGCAGGATCACGCCGTAGATCACGTAAAGGAAAGTCGGGCGTGCCCGGCTGGTCCAGGGATCAGCCGAGTTGGCTTCAGCCAGGATCGCCGAGAGGCTAGTCTGCATCTCCTGCAGTGCCAGCTGCCCTTCGGCTTGCAGCAGCGCAAGCTTGGCTTTTTCGCGTTCGGCCGGGTCCGGCACCAGGCGGTCGATCAGCCGGCTGCCGGCTTCGAGCAAGCCCGGGGCCAAGGTAGTCAGTAGCGGCGTCATACCGTGCCCTCCACGAATTCGGCCATCCGGTTCATCCAGCCGGCAGCGAACGCCGACTGCTTCGGATCGTTGGTGATCAGCCGTCCGAGGTGGCGCAGGCGCTGCCCCAGTACCTTGCCGTAGAGCACATCTTGGTCAGCCACAGCCAGTGCAGAACGGGTCTTGGGACCGATGACGCCATCGGCCGTCACGTCGAGCGCCGACTGCAGCCACTGCACTGCCCGCTTCGGCCCGGAATGCACGCCGGTATCGACCAGCAGATGCAGCAGCGTCGGATGCGTGATGGCTTCGAACCCGGGGCCGGTGATGTACCGCTGGCGGTAGATGGCACGGGCTTCGGTTTCCGTCAGTGCTTGCACCTCAGTCGCCGTGGCCGGGCGACCCAGCTTGCGCCAGCTGCCCAGCGTCTGCGCGGTGATGCCAAAGTTCGTCGGCCCGCCCCGGTCGGCCGGGTGGTTCACGTAGCCGCCTTCCCGGCGGATGATCTCGTCGAGGATGGTGTCGATGGTGTTCATGGCCGCTCCTTGCCCAGACGCGTCTGCGCCCAGCGTTCCAGTTGGTAGATGGCCTGGCTGCCCATGTGGCCGGAGATACCGACCAGCGCAGCGGTCACCAGGGGATTGAACTGCGCGGCCTCGCACAGCCAGAAAGTAATGAGGCCCGCGAAGGCCGAGGTGGCGATCTCGCCGATCAGCTCGACCACGTTGAAGGCCCGGGTCTCGCCGGACTTGACTTTTCGGTAGAAATTCACCAGGCCACCCCAGGCGGCCAGGCCCGTCACCCACAGGTAGGTGATCAGGCCGTAGGTCGAAGGATCTTTTTCGGGCACGGAGCCTCCTTACTCGGTTGCGGTGATAGGAACGGGCGACGCAGTGAAGCGTTCGCACTCGACCTGCGTCGTGAATCCCTGGGCGCCCAGGCGGTGCTCGACGCGTTTGATGCGCCAGTCGGTCGGGAGGCCTGGACGCAGAGAGAGCGAGAGCCTTCCCTCGGCAGCGAGTCGCGGATCGCCCGGCAGGCTGAAGGACAGTTCGCCCTGCCCACGTTCCCCGGTGTTCTTGCGCGTGGCAGCCGCTGCCTTGGCTTCCGCTTCGGTGGCGTGGACGTAGCGGATTTCCTCAAAGGGCGGCGATCCGATGGTCACCTCCCGGCGCTCACCCTTCTCGAAATCCCACCAGTAGGCTTTGGTGCCGCCGGTTGCTGTCGTCGGTGGCTTTTGCGTATCGCCATCGCTGGTGGAGCCACTGCCCCCGGGTTTGCGCGCTGAGTGTCGGTAGCGCCATCCGGCGAGATCACTGGATCTGAGGGTGATCGTCGGCATCACCTGGCCGGTGATGGTCTTGATCGCCCCTTGCTTGGCCAGCGCGAGAAACCCCGCCACGGGTTTGGCCACGGCATCGTGCTTGGCGGCCAGGCGGGTGAGCAACGCCATGTCCGATTCCTCGGTCTGGTCCAGATGCGGGATCGTGATGGCGCCCAGCTCCGGGTCGATCTTGGCCTGATAGCGGTGCTCGGCGGCGATGGTCTCGACCAGTTGGCCCAGCGTGGTCTCATCCCAGGAGCGGGTCTTGGGACTGCGAAACGGTCCCACCATATCGGCGGCCTTGGCCGAGACGGTCAGCGTAGCCGGTGGTGAGCGGATCTCGACCTCATCAACGATGAAACGCCCCATGGACACCAGCCGGGTTTCGGCATAGCCCAGTGACACGGTCAGCACCGTGCCGATGCGCGGCAGTTCGGCAATCGCGCCGTCCTCACGGCGACGATCATCGAGGGTCAGTTTCAGCTCATCGGACTGGATGCCGGCTTCGTCAGTCACGACCAGTTCGATCAGCCGGTCGCGGATGGCTGCGGTGATCTCTCGGCTGCCGGCGTAAATGCGGAACAGTGGTTGCATGGCCACCTCCTCGTAATGCGCTCACGACCACAGCCGGATCACCGGCGCTTCTACCGGCAGCGGGAGATCAGGCAGCTCAATCACCAAGCCGGCCGTGAGAACCGGAGACAACTGGGCCAGCTGCGGATTCGCCTCGAGCACGGCGGTCAGTACATCGCTTCGCCCGTAGTGCTGCCAGACCAGATCGTCGAGCACATCGCCATCACGGGTCATCACGCGTTTGAAGATCGGCCGGGTCATGGCTGATCCTCCCCATAGGCCTTGAGCTTGATGCGGAACTCCAGCTTCCTGGGCTGACCGTCATCCGCGAACACCGTGCGGGTGTCGCCGATCTCCGTGATCACCCAGGCACCCCAGATGCGGCCCAGGCCATCGACCAGTTGCAGCGGCTTGCCGGCGTCCGCCAGCGCGCGCATCGCATCGACTTGGCCGAGGCCGCCCTTGAAGCCCGGGTAGATCACACCATCGAGTTCGATCTCGCCGACGTTGCGCCCCACAAACTGCAGGGCCGGATCGCGGTTAATCCGCGCCTGCTCCTGCCAGCGCCAGGTCTGGTTCAGCGAGAACTTCTGGTAGGCGAGCGTGGCGATTTCAAAACGAAACTCGCCCAGGCCCAACATCACCCGTTCGGCCATGGCACACCTCCCAACAGAAAAATCAGTCGTACATCGCCGCAGCCGGACTGCGGGTAGTCTCGCGCACAAGCGCGCGCAGGCGCGACTCGATCAGAGCAGCGATCTCGCGCGCGTCCATCCCAGGCGGGGCGTTGACCGTGATCGGGGCGGACAGCGAAACGCTGGTGTTACCGCGCGCAGCCAGTGGCTGAGCAGGCATCGTCACCGGTCTGGCACTCGCCACTGCCGGGCTGCCCGCTGACATCGGCGTGATGCCAACGGGTGCGGTACCGACGGCGGGGCGTGGCGCGACCAGCGAGGCGATATTACCCACCGCCGCCGGACGCGCAGTAGCCGGTGCCGTGGCAGTGGGCGACGCCGGCTTATCGCTACCGAAGAGCGAACCGAACCAGTTGCCGACCTTGCTGCCGGCTTCCATCACCCATCCGATCTTGCCGGCGATCCAGTCGATGGCTTGCCCCACGGTCGCAGTGATGCCCGACCAGAGACCGGTCATGAAATCCGCCACTGGCTGCCAGGCGGCGCTGATCAGGGCCAAGGGCGAGAAGGACACCAGGGCCGTAAAACCCTCGATCACCCAGCCCACCAAGGTGCCCACCGCTCGGATCGGCAAGGTCAGCACCGTGAAAGCCGTGCTCAACACGCCCCCGATCACCGACCCGAGAGACTGGCCGGAGGCGGACAGGCTGTTGAACTCCTCTGTGGAGAGTGTCACTGGCGCGAGCAAAGCCCCGACCCAGACCACCACCCGGCTCACGCCATCGGCGATGAAACCGAACACGGAGGCTACCACCTGGCCAATGGGTGCCAGCGGCGCCAGCGCCGTGGACAGGCTGGTGATTGCGGGCTGCACGGCTGACCGGATGCCTTGGAACACGCCGCCAACGTAAGCGGCAATGGGGTCCCAGTATTTGCGGATCACCAGCACCAGGCCCGCGACCGCCACCCCGATGCCGGCGACGATCCAAGTAATCGGGTTGGCCAGCAGCGCAGCGGTCGTCGCACCAATGGCCGGCAGCATCGACCAAAAAGCCAAGGCTGCCGATTTGATCGGGGCGATTAGACCGAGAGCGCCTGTCTGGATTCTTGCCCAGGCCACCGACAGTAGTCCGGCACTCACGCCTGTCGTCGCAGCCTGCACTTGCAGCAGTGCCAAACCCGCCCGTGCCGACTGAAACGCCACCTGCGCACTGAGGATCGGCCCCTTCACGAAGGTCCAGGCGTAACCCAGCGCAATGGTCGCCACCTTCAAGGCCAGCACGGCACCGACGGTGCCCACCACCACTTGCGTGACGACAGGAAACCGCTCCGCCAGATTGGCCAGGCTGTCGATAGGCCCCATCAGCGCGCCCACCAGGTTGTTCAAGGCCGGCAGCAGCGCATTGCCCACCGTGATGCCCAGCCGGCTCATCTGATTCTTCAAGAGCTGCAGGTTGTTGGCGGTGGTGGCCGAGCGCGCCTCGTACTCGGCTTGCATCGACCCAGCGTAAGCCGTCTGATCGGCCACCAGCCCCACTGCCTTCTCGTAGGTGTCCATCGAGCCCACCAGCTTGGCGATGTCGTCGGCGTACTCCATGCCGAAGAGGTCCGACAGCGTACCCATCAGGTCCGGCGCCTTCTTCACTTGCTGCAGGAAAGTCGTCAGCGCGCCTTGGGCATCGCGCTGGATCATCTGCTTCATGACCTCGGCCGACAGCCCGATGTCCTGCAGTCCCTGCTGGAACTTCTCATTCTGCTTGTCGGCGGTGGCAAGCTTCATCAAGAGCGCATTGATGCCGGTGGCGGCCACCTCGGGTGGCGTCTTGAGCGCCAGGAAGGTCGCCCCGAGAGCATTCAGTTGCGCGCCGGACAGACCAAACAGCTTCGCCGTCGAGCCCGCCCGGTTGGCGATGTTGAGCAGGTCCGAGGCCTTGGCATCCATATTGTTGGACAGGTGGTTGATGGCGTCCCCGAGTTTGACCACCTCGTCCTGGGTCAGTCCGAAGATCGAGCGCAGGCCCGTCATCGCTGCGCCGGCCTGCTGGCCCGAAAGGTCGAAGGCCACGCCCATCTTGGCGGCGTCCTCGGCAAAGCGCAGCAATTCCTCGCGGGCGATGCCAGCCTGACCAGCGGCAGCGACGATGGCCCCGATGCCGTCAGCAGCCATCGGGATACGGGTCGACATCAAGAGCACATCTTTGGACATCTGCCCGAACTGATCCGGCGTGTCGAAATTGACCACCTTTTTGACGTCGGCCATCACCGACTCGAAGGCCACCGCCGGTTGCACCAGACCATAGAGCGCACCACCGAGCGCAACCGCATCCATCATCTGGGCACGGTAAGCGCTGCGGTTCTCCATGTTGCGGGCCTGTGCCTGTTGGGCACGCGACAGGGCTTCGGTGCGGGATCGGAGGGTCTCCAGCTGGCTGCCGAGTCGGTCGGACTCGCTGCCCATGGCACGGGTGTTCACCCCGGCCCGAGTCAGCGAGGTGCTCAGTTCATCGACGGCCGAGCGCTGGCGACGGTAGGCTTCCTCGGATCGGATGGCTGCGGCACGGGCACGGTCGAGCTCACGCGCTTGCCTGGCCGTGGCTCCTCCATTTTGTCCAGCGATGTTCGCTTCCAGCCCGGACACCCTCTGCTGCGCCGCGCGCATGGCCCGTGCAGCATCCCGGGCCTGAGCTCGCAGGGTCTCCAGCTGCTTGATACCGGACTGCTTGTTGCCGAGTTCCGCCATGGTGGAGCCCAGCTGGTTCAACTGGGCCTGGGCACCCCGCACCGCCGAGCCGAGCGAGGCCGCCAGCGTGGCGCCGATGCTGATCTGAACGGGATGCGCTTTGGCCATGGGCAAACCTCAGGAAGAAGGCACGACAGACAAGCGCCGCGCCAATGACAAGGCCTCGACCAACTCACTCACCTCCAGGGCAAGCAACTCGGATCGAGGCCAGTGGGTGTAGAGGGCGAGCTCCACCACGAGGGCGGAGATCTCACCCGGATTCACTGCAAAAAACCGCCCAGCACCTTCTGTAGTTGGGCGTAGTCCTTCATATCGAGCTGGTGGATCGCTGCTGGCGGCAATTCGGCCAGATTGGCGATCAGCCGAATCTCGCGCTCGGCGTCCGTCCCGGCGGCCTTCTGTGCAGCCAAGTGGTCGCCCACCGTGGGGCGGCGCAGCGCGATGTCGGCAATCGGCACGCCGTCGTGTTCGATGGGGAAGTTGAGTTTGATGCGTTCAGCGGTGCTCATGGGGGTACTCCTTCTCATTCATCACAAACCAATCGCCGCGCGAATGGCATCCATCTGGTCGGTGCCGCCCACCTTTCGGACCAGGTTGATTGCATCGATCTCGATCAACTCCTCGTCGTCGATGGTCAGCTTGTAGTAGCTGGCGGCCACCGAGACCTTGAGGGTGCTTTTGTCGCCGGGCTTCCAGGTGCCGACGTCGAGCTCTTTCCAACCACCACGCAGATTGACGATGACCGGCTTGGCTTCCGCCCCCTGCGCCTGGATGGCGCCCCGAATGGTGATCTGGGTGGCGGCGTTGTCCAGCAGACCGAAAAGCTTGAAGACTTCCGGGTCGTGGTCGGCGATGGTGAGCTCGGCTTCGAGCTTCTCCATGCCGAGGTCGATTTCGACCGGCAAATCCATGCCACCGGCGCGATGCTCCTCGGTCTTGAGGGTAAGTTTCGGTAGTTGGATCTCGTCGATGCGTCCGGCGTAGCCCCGGCCGTCGACGAAGAGGTTCATGTTCTTGAGAACACGCGGCAGTTCGATGGCCATTACAGAATCTCCTCGAGGTAGTCATCGACCAGGTGCGAGCGGAAGATGATGTGCTCGGCCGGGTACGGCGGGGTGAAGTCGAAGTTGAAGTAGATCTTCCCGTCCTGGATGGACTGGGGCGAATTGAGGTCGGGGTCAGCCCAGCACTTGCCACCCAGGATCGCCCCCTGAGCTTTGAGTTGGCGCAGGTAGGCATTCACCCCTTCGGTGACTTCCAGGGCGTAGGTCTTGGTGATGTTGCGGTCCACCGCCCAGAGGTGGGCTCGGAGCAGCGACTCGTTGATCATGTCGGCGGTGCGCCGCACACTCAGGAAAGCCCACTTCGGGTCCGAAGAACAGGTGCGGTTGCCCCACAGGCGGTAGCCATCCTCCTGAATGATGGTGGCCACCTCGTTCTCGTTGAGCAGGTTGGCGCGGGCATTCGGGTCGCCGAGTGCGAAATCCACCGGGCGGTGGCTGCCGACAATGCCGTTGATAACGTTGTTCGAAGGCGACCACCAGAAACCCCGGTCGTTGTCGATCTTGGCAATCAGGCCAGCGACGCGCGCCGACACCGGCTCGGTCACCACCGCGCCGTTCTTCATCACCTTGACGTGCGGATCGACCACGTAAATGCGCGGCGAGCCCCAGTCCTCACGGTAGTCGATGGCGGCAGCATCGGTGGTGTTGGGGCCGTCGGCGATGATCACTGCGCGCAGGCGTTCGGCAATGCCGAGCAGTTCTGCCACCACTGGATTGGCCAGTTGGCGGGTGGTGTCATCCGGATAGTCAGGGTCTTGAGGCCGCTGATGCGTAAAACCCGGGGCTATCAGAATGCGCGGCGTGACCTTGGCGACCGACTGGGCGGCCAGCAGCGCCTGCAGACCGAGGTACTGACCGGCCTCATCGACGCCACCCAGCACATTCGTCTGGGTCTCGGCATCCGTCGCCCCTTCGGCCACCCGGATCACCACCACCAGCGCACCGGCCTGATCGAAGATTCCATCAATGGCCATGGGCAAGGTGCCGGTGGCGCCCAGTTTGGCCGCCTCCAGGCGAGAGCCAGCAATCAGCACCGGGGTGTTCAAGGGAAAGCTGTGCTCATCGGCATCCGGTGCGGTGCCGACAAGCCCGATCACGGAGGATCGGACGGTGCGAATGGGGCGCGGGCCGTTGTCGATTTCAACGACCTCGACCCCGTGAAGAAAGTGATCTGCCATGGGTGGGCTCCAGAAGTAAAAAATCCGCCAATTGGCGGAATAAATCGGGGGAATGGGGTGATCGGCCAGTCGGTGGGTCAGATCAGCGGCTTGCCGCGATCCGGCTCGATGGACTTCTCGCAGTGGTTCGGATCGAGCCGGTCGAGCAAGCGACAGAGCACACAGGCCCAGCGCTTGCCTTCGCGCGCGGCTTTGCCAGCGCGGCTGGAGAGCGTCTCGTCTTCGTGCCCGCCGAAAGCGGCATTGGCCAGCTGATCGTGGGCGACCGCCAAGGTCCAGGCACGGCGACTGCCTGCCAGGGCAGCAGCAAGCATCCACAGCGACGCGATCACCGCCGCGATCTGGCACAGCCCCCACAACCCAAGCATCGACAGACGGTGTTGAATAGCAGAGATCACTGCAGCACCTCCTGCACCCGGGCTTCTGTCAGAAGACCACTGACTGCCAACGCCTGCAGACCCGCAACGGTCTGGGGATCAGTGACATCGACGTGTTCGGCCAGCTTGAGCTTGTCGAGGAATACCTCAACCATGACCTCAGTCTTGGCGGCGGTGTAAATGGCCGCCAACTCCTCCATCGTGAAACGGTTCATGAAGGCGAGTTTGGTCAATGGCGAGTGAGGTTGCAGCAAGGGAGCAGCGTTCTCCGGGGCGGGTTCGGGCGTGGCATAACTGCCATCAGCCTGCTTGACCATCCCCGCCGACACGCTGGTCGCCGCCTTGATCCATTTGAGGTCCGGATGGAAGCGTCCCTTGGGGTCAGTATCGGTGGTCTCCACCACCAGGTCATTCTCGAGTCGAATCCAGTTGGGCATTTGCTTGTTCTCCTGATTGGTTACCACTCGATGGCGACATAGCCTGCGCCACCACTGCCGCCGTTACCGCCGGTGCCACCG